CATCGAGCACTGGTTTGCGTACCTGATGAGGTTACAAGAGAAGAAAGGTTTCGCCTTTGACATCGGGAAAGCAGAGAAGTTGGAGATGAAACTAGCAGGTGTTCGTGCTGATCTATTGGATAAACTACAGAAAGAGTTCCCGTCTAAACAAGAAGAGATGAAGACACCGAGTGGTTGGTCGTTGGAGATTGAGTGGGAAGATGGACTTGAAATAATCTCAGCAGCAACCAAGACGGAACTCAAGAAGCAACTGAAGAGTCGTAACTTAAAACAAACGTTGGTCAAAGATGCAGTCAAGTTAGCTAACAAGACTAAGACGATACCATTCAATCCCGGTAGTCGTCAGCAGATAGCTGAACGCTTGTCGTCTTTAGGATACGAACTACCGATAGAACCTGACGCTAAGACACCCAAAGTAGACGAAGCGGTGTTGCGTAGTATTGAGCATCCGTTTGCCGAGGTGTTGTGTGATTACTTGTTGGTTACCAAGAGGTTAGGACAATTAGCAGAGGGTAATCAAGCGTGGTTAAAGCTACAAAAGGACGGACGAATACACGGAAGGGTCAACACAAACGGTGCAGTCACTGGTCGTTGTACACATCAGAATCCAAATGTAGCTCAAGTACCTGCTTGTCGTGCTGAGTACGGAGAAGAATGTCGTGACTTGTTTAAAGCAGGAGATGGATACAAGTTAGTGGGGTGTGACGCAGCAGGATTAGAACTACGAATGCTTGCCCACTACCTAGCTTACTATGACGGTGGTGAGTACGCTAAGACGGTTATCGAAGGAGACATTCACACACTGAATCAGAAAGCAGCAGGACTGGAGACACGAGACCAAGCTAAGACGTTTATCTATGCGTTCCTTTACGGAGCAGGTGACGCTAAGATTGGTGAGATCGTGGGTGGTAGTGCTAAAGAAGGACAGATGTTAAAGCGTAAGTTCCTTAGCAACCTACCAGCGTTGAAGAAGTTGCAAGCAGATGTACAACAAAAGGTACAACGAAGTAACAAGCTGATTGGATTGGATGGTCGTATACTTCCTGTTCGTTCACCACACGCTGCGTTGAATATGTTATTACAATCAGCAGGTGCTGTGTGTATGAAGGTAGCATTGATTCAATTGTTCAATCGTCTAAATCAGATGAAGTGGCAATTCGGTAGAGAGTACAGCTTCGTTGCCAACGTACACGACGAGTTCCAAGCAGAGGTACAACCTGACAAAGCAAGTGTGTTCTGTGAGTTGGCTGTTGATGCAATACGACGTGCAGGTAAGGAGTTAAAACTAAACGTCATGTTGGATGGTGAAGCAAAGGTAGGAGAGACGTGGAAGGAAACACACTAGAGCTTGAGTTCGATTGGCACTTGAAGGTTGCAGAATTGTACGATACTGTTGACCTCAACCTACCTATGCCGTCCTCATCATCCCAGCGAACAGGAGCAATAGCTGAACAAAAGTTTATCACTGAATGTTTAGAGAGGAACTTTGAACCGCACCTACCTGTAACACCAATGCCGTGGGACTTGATCGTCACGTGTCCAGCAGGAATCCTAAAGGTACAAATCAAAGCAACCAACACACGGGCTATTCCGGCTAAGAATTGTTATAGCTGTGTCACGTCTGTTGGTTGTAAGAACAAAGACTATATGTCAGATGACATCGATGTTGTTGGTATATATGTTGTACCTATTGATACGTGGTGGATGATACCAAGAAATGAAATACAATCTAAAACCATAAAACTAAATCCAGCACCTGACAGTACATCGAAGTACAAGAAGTGGCAGGATAACTGGAGTATATATTATGAATAAAACATTATTGATTGATGCTGACGTGTTAGCGTTTGAAGCATCAGTAATAGCCGAGGAATCAATTGAGTGGAAGGAGGAGATGTGGACAGTACACGCTGACATGGCACTAGCTAAAGCTCGTATTGTTAATCGCGTCGAAGAGTTCAAACAGAAGTTACAAGCAGACGACATCGTTATGGCTTTGACTGATCGTGCTAACTATCGTCGTGTTCTTAACCCTGACTACAAATCTAACAGATCAAAGAGTCGATTACCTATTATATTAAAACAAGTAAAGAAGTGGATAATAGAAGAAATGGACGGTCAACTATGGCCGAACTTAGAAGCAGATGACGTCATATCAATTCTGGCAACGGACAAAAAGATGGATGAAGAAACAATCATCGTCTCCATTGACAAAGACTTCAAAAGCGTACCGGGCATCTACTACGACTTCAACAAAGACGAAACGCATCACGTCAGTGAAGAGGACGCAGACCGATACCACCTGATACAAACACTGATGGGTGACGCAACAGATGGATACAGCGGTGTGCCAAGATTAGGCCCAATAGGTGCTGAGAAAATACTAGAGAAAGATGGATACACATGGGAGACAGTTACTGCTTGTTACGAGAAAGCAGGACTCACAGAGAACGACGCTCTGATGAATGCGTGGATGGCACGACTGCTGCAAGCTGATAACTACTGCTTTAGAACTAACACAATAAAAAAACTATGGACACCGAGAAACTACCAAACCAAGGATATACTAAAGATTTCACCACAGGTGCTAGACGTGACGGGGACATTGGACGCGGACGACCCTCGCTTATTCCTCCAATCGCCTTACGCAGTCTCGCCAAAAGATTTGAAGATGGCGGTAAACTTTACGGAGACAACAACTGGCGAAAAGGATTCCCGTTAACAAGACTGTACGACAGTATGTTCAGACATCTGTTAGCGTTGGCTGAAGGAGACGAAACGGAGGATCATGCGGGTGCGATCTTGTGGAATGCGTCAGCGTGGTTGTGGACAAAGGATCAAATAAAACGTGGTAATTTACCAATAGAACTGGATGATATAGAGAATGACAACTGAAGAAATAGTATTACCCGCTCTGTCGAAAGATTTGATAGATAAGCTTGACAAGCTATACCCGGATAAATGTCCCCTCTTGACAGACGAAGAGAGAATGGTATGGTATAAGTCAGGACAACGTAGTGTAATTAATTATCTACGACAGATTTACGACGAACAACTTCAAGATAACATAGTAACCAAACAATAGTCATGTGCTTTAGCTCACCATCCGTACCCGCACCACCGCCACCACCAGCACCACCTCCTCCCCCGCTACCTACTGCGGAACGTGCTGTTACTCAACGAGCTGCACAACCACAAGCTAAGAAGCGTCGAGGCACACAACAATTGACTGTTCGTCGTCCTAGTGTTGGAATGGGTGGAGCAGCAGGTCAGACTGGCGTACAACTTTCACAATAAAACAAAGTAATAATATAACATGAGCCTTCGCACACTAGATAAAAAGACACTACTCTCAGATGCTACATCAGCAGGGGCGGGTAGTTCGTTCGGGTCTGAGCGTACTAAGGGATATACATTTGTAATCTCTACTACAGTCAGCGGTACAGCAACCATAGCCATTCAGGCTTACATTGGAGGAGGATGGAGAACGATCCACTCTGAAGACGTAACCACTGACGGAGATGTAATGATCAGAGATGACCACGGTCACTACGAAAAGATCAGAGCTAACATCACAGCTTACACCAGTGGTACACATAGTATGTTCGCTACTGGTACAGTTGATTCTCTTTAATGTCGTTACAGTTTACATCGGACGCCCGTCCACCTAGCAACACACAGCTGCTACCCAACAGATTCCTACGTCCTGCGTTTGGTGAGTTGTACGGGTTTGATGCAGACGCTGATAGCGGTGTTACTATAGATGGAGCGTTAACAACAGAACTAGCTGAACCATTAACAGCAGAGAACGGAGACATATTACAATTTGAACCAGCATAAAAATGGCTAATAAAAAATTTACAGAACTTGATAATTTAGCGACCCCAGTAGGAGCCGATATAATGGCAATCGTGGATGACGTCGCAGGAACACCCACCACTAAGAAAGTAACAGCGACTAACCTGATGACCCTAGCACCTGTGCAATCGGTAGCAGGACAGACGGGAACGGTTACAGTATCAGCAGGAGATTTAACAGACGGCAACTTCGATGGAGAAGCTATACTAGGATTTGACGCATCCATTAACGATCAGACAGGCACTGCATACACACTTCTTGCAAGCGATAATGGAAAAGTCGTAGTGCTTAATAACGGATCAGCAGTTACAGTAACAGTACCAAGCGGATTAGGCGTAGGGTTTAATTGTAGTTTTATGCAAAAAGGAGCAGGGCAAGTTACCTTCAGTGCTTCTAGTACTACTATCAACAACAGACAATCTCACACTAAGATTAAAGGCCAATATGGAGTGGCAAGCATACTCGCTTATGTAGCTGATACATTTGTTTTAGCCGGGGATACAGCTTCGTAATGACCTTTATTCTTCCAAGTATTGGTGGTGGAATAATCGCTAGTCCCACTGCAATTCCGTACAATAACACCTATTCAGTTAGCTTCGATGGCGTTGATGATTTTGTTTCTACTTCATCGTTCGATCTTACTTCAAACAAGACAGTAAGTTATTGGATTAATTTGGATAGTATAAGTTCAGCCGGAATCTATCTATTTGGAAAGGGTGCATCTTACTTTAGCTACCTAACAGCGAACGGCCAAACACTTTACATTTATGACGGAAGCAGTGTCGGGACTTTTACTTTAGGAAGTGGGAATGCAATTACAACAGGATCGTGGATTCACATCGCTATCACAGGAAATGGAACTACCGCAAAACTGTATAAAAATGGGTCGTTTATTGATGACACTGGGGATGTTACACCAACAGGAATGGATCGATTTGCAGGAGATAGTGTCGGAGGTTCTCGTTTTGTAGACGGATTGATGGATGAAGTGGCAGTATGGGATGCGGAACTTTCGGCAAATGACATTACATCAATTTATAATAGCGGTTTACCCAATGATCTTTCAGATGCAAGTTCCTACGACACAGATAGAACTTCCAATTTAGTGCATTGGTGGCGTATGGGTGATAATGATTCAGGAACGGGAACTACTATAACAGATCAAGGTAGTGGTGGTAACGATGGCACATTAACTAACGGCCCAACATTTTCAACAACAGTACCTCTAGGCCCACTCGTCCTTCCCTCCATAACGAACAGCTATGCACTCAGCTTCGATGGGTCAAATGATTACGCGGACTGTGGTGTGCTAACTGAATTGCATGGGGCTTCCACTATGTCGCTTAGTTTTTGGTTTAAGAGCGATACATCAGGGGAAGGGCCATCAATGGGTTCGAGAACAGGTTCAACTAATCAATGGGGATTCCTAAGAGCAGGTTCTGCAAACTATGTGCAAATCGTGACAGGTGGTGCAGGTAAATATTTTTCATACTCCTCTCCGGCTGACACAAATTATCATCACTATTTGCTGACATTTTCATCAGGCTCAATTAATTTTTACATAGATGGAGCTGCCGTTTCAATTAGTTTGCTAAATATAGGCAGTGGCTCAGTTCCCGCCCTACATTCTGAAAGTGTTAGTTTTGATCTCGGACGAAATGCCACATTCTATTCTCACGGATTAATAGATGAAGTGTCTCTATTCAGCACAGTTTTATCTCAGCGAGAAGTTACAGGCATCTATAACAGTGGCACACCTAATGACATATCATCATTGAGTCCCCTAGGTTGGTGGAGGAACGGAGATAATGACTCAGGAACAGGCACTACAGTTACCGACCAAGGCAGTGGTAGTAATGACGCAACCTTAACTAACGGGCCAACTTTTTCAACAACAGTACCATGAGAAACTATGTAATAATTGACGCATCGGAAGTTAGTTCCGTAGATTTTGACCAAGTGCTTGAGACGAGTGCTGACACGCTTAGATACAACCTATCAGGTACTCAGACTTTTGTTAAGTACGAGGGCGACACTCCTAGCTTTCTAGAAGGTAAGACTGCACTTGACCGCTCTGAGATGTTGACATTACTCGCGAACGAAGAGTGGTCATCTGACGATCCTTTTTAATAGTTATGCACGAGACAGCACAAGGGTTATATCATTCGTTGGAGAACCAGCGGTGGTCGTTTTTAGACAGAGGACGTCAATCGTCAGAACTCACTCTACCCTATGTACTGCCTCCTGACGGACACAACTACGCCACTAAATACTACACACCCTATCAAGGCATAGGAGCACGTGGTGTACTGAATCTATCGTCTAAGTTATTGTTGGCTTTACTCCCACCAAACGCTCCGTTCTTTCGTCTTGTTATAGATCGTTACGAGTTAGACAAAGCAAAAGCTGAACTGGGACAAGAGGGTGCAGAGCAACTACGTACTGATCTAGAGAAAGCACTGGCTGATGTAGAACGTAGTGTATCACAGGAAGTAGAAGTACAGAACTTTAGGAACGGTATATTCCAAGCACTCAAGAATCTTCTAATCACAGGTAACGCTTTGTTATATCTCCCGGATGAAGGAGGTATGAGAACATTTAAGTTGGATCGTTACGTCGTAAAGCGTGATCCAATGGGTAACGTTACACACATAGCTGTGAAAGAAACAGTAGCACCTATGATGTTACCTGAGTCGGTACGTGAGGAAGTCTACCGCACTGAGAAAGAAAACACGTGTGATTTGTACACTGCTATCGTGCGTGAAGATGATGAATTTAAAGTGTATCAAGACGTAAAGGGAATGCTTATCGAGGAAAGCGTAGGACGTTATCCGTTAGAAAAGTCCCCGTGGCTACCCTTGCGTTACACTCAAATAGACGGAGAAGACTACGGACGTGGGTTTGTTGAAGAGTATATCGGAGACATCCGCTCGTTAGAGTCGTTAACTAAATCAATCGTAGAAGCCAGTGCAGCAGCAGCTAAGGTATTGTTCATGGTCAATCCTAACGGAACGACACGAGCACGTACACTGGCTGAAGCTCCTAACGGTGCGATTGTACAAGGGTCTGAAGGAGACGTATCCGTCTTACAACTTAATAAGTTCAACGATCTACGGACAGCACAGACTACAATGGCTGGTATAACAGATCGATTGAGCCAAGCCTTTCTACTGACATCGGGGGTTGTTAGAGATGCCGAGAGAGTGACTGCCGAGGAGATACGGATGTTAAGCCAAGAGCTTGAAGCTGCCCTCGGTGGTCTCTACTCTCTTTTAGCTCAGGAGATGCAACTGCCTATCGTCACTCGTTTGATGGATCGTATGTCCAAAGAGAAACGACTACCTAAGCTACCCAAGGATATTGTTAAACCTACTATTGTTACAGGTGTTGAAGCATTGGGTCGTGGTAATGATCTTAATCGTCTTGATATGTTTCTTGCTGGTGCTAATCAGATAGTGGGGCCACAAGCAGTCAATCAATATCTTAACGTATCTGATTACTTTAAACGTCGTGCTACTGCTCTGGGTATAGAAACCGAGGGACTGATCAAGACGGAAGAAGAAATTCAACAAGCTATGCAGATGCAACAACAACAAGAGATGATGATGAAGTTGGGAAGCCCTGCCGTAGCACCCGCTATCAATGCTGCACAGGAGCAGTACATGGCAACACAACAAGAACAACCTACCGAGGAATAACAAATGGCAGAACTACACCGAGTAGAGATTAACGAAAAAGTATCCAGTGAGATCGAACCCGAAGAGAAGCAACAAGCTGACGAAACGGTTGAGACTCCTGAAGAACAACAATCAGAACGTCCTGAATGGTTACCTGAGAAGTTCAAATCAGCGGAAGATATGGCGAACGCTTATAGTGAGCTTGAGAAGAAACTTGGACAACCCGCAGCTGAAGAGCAACAAGAAGAAGAACAACCACAAACCGAAGAGACCGAGAATGATAACGACAAACCAGAAGCTGGTAATTATAATGAAGCTGTTGTGGAAGCTAGTCAGGAGTTCTTTGCAAATGACGGTCAACTGTCTGACGAAACTTATCAAAAGCTTGAACAAGTAGGACTACCACGTGATCTCGTCGATAGTTACGCAGCTGGTCAACAAGCGTTGTTACAATCAGAAGAAACCCAGATCAAAGGAGTGGCAGGTAGCGACTACGATGCAATGGCTGAATGGGCCAACGAACACTTACCATCCGAAGAGGTCGATGCGTTTGACGAAGCTGTCACGTCCGGGTCAATACAACAAGCCAAGTTAGCAGTACAAGGACTACACGCACGTTATCAAAACGCTACAGGTAGTCGTCCAAAAACTTTAGTACAAGGAGCGGTTAGTGGTTCATCAACCATGCCGTTCAAGAGTATGCAAGAATTAGCACGTGCACAGTCAGACCCACGTTATCGTAGCGGTGATAAAGCATATCATCAAGAGATTGACAGACGGCTGGCTGTGAGTAATATATAACTTTCATTCATAAGTAATTAGGTGAACAGATGCCTTGGACGACTTGTTTTGGTTTTCTTCCTTTTATCGGTTTCAGGGAGTTTTACAGGTTGTTCCAAGGCATCATTTTATCCGGCTCTCGGAGCTACGGGTGGAGCAGCGGTAGGTAGTCTAGGAGGGCCGGGGCCAGCTGCGGGAGGTGCAGCACTTGGTTGGGGTGTAGGAGAAACAGCCAAATACATGGAAGAAAACAAACATTTAACGGAACAAGTCAAAGCGTTAAGTGAAGGAGATGTGAAGCAACTCGTTAGTAATCAACTAGATGCGTCAATGGATAACGGGTTTTTTGACGGTATGCTTACAGAAATTTATGGCTTGCTAAAGCTGTGCCTGATAGGTGTAGTCTTGTGGAATGTCATACCAATCATATATACGAGATACGTACACAAGAAAGCAAAAGATGAAATATCAAATAGAAAGATTACTTAGAATCTATAACGATCTACCACAGCGTCGGAAAGTCCTAGTGTTGACAATTGGTGCATTTGTTGGTCTTATAGTAATTGGTAACATATTTAATTAGACAACTAGCGACTAATAGT